ATTGTTAAGGGCGGTGATTACACAGTAGAAGAAATTGTAGGACATGACCTAGCACCTGTGCATATTATTGCCACAGTTGAAGGTCACAGTACAACTAAAATTATAGAGGCAAGCAAATGAAAATATTAATTACTGGCTATAAAGGATTTATAGCACAAAATTTAGGTAGATATCTAGCTAGTCAAGGACACGATGTAGAAGGTTTTGATTGGCTTCCTAATACATTGCCTGCTGTAGATTACTATGATCAAATTATTCACTTAGGTGCAATATCTGAAACAACTTGCACAGACGTAGAAGCAGTATTAGAACAAAATTTAGAGTTTAGTTCTAGATTGTTAGGCTTATGCGAAACATATGGCGTAAATTTAATGTATGCATCAAGTGCAAGTGTATATGGTCCACTAGAAGACTGTTCTGAAGATGCACCCTGTTTTCCTAAATCTCCGTATGCATGGTCAAAGTATCTGTTTGATAGGCTAGTTAAATCAACTCAAGATCAAGGATTTAATTGTAAAGTACAGGGTTTTAGATTCTTTAATGTGTTTGGAGATTTTGAAGATCATAAAAAATCACAGGCTAGCATATTCCATCAGTTTAAATGGCAAGCTAAAAAAGAAGGAAAAATTAAGCCGTTTATAGGTTCTGAAAATTATTATAGAGATTTTATATATGTAGGCGATATTTGTCAAATCATGGAAAAATTTCTAACTATTGACGAAAGCGGCATTTGGAATATTGGCAGCGGACATGCTGAAAGTATTGGTAATATTGCTACTTGGATGGCAGACAAACTAAATGTGCCGTTAGAAGAAGTAGAAATGCCTGCTGCGTTAGTTGGCCAATATCAAAATTATACTAAAAGTAATAATACTAAATTGCTAAACACAATCGGCGATTATAAATTTACAACACCTTATGAATGGATGAGCAGATGACTAGATTAAACGGACATGTTAAAAAAGGTTGGGGTGCCGAGCTCATTTGGGCAACTAATGAAAAATACTGCGGTAAGATTATGATATTTGAAAAAGCAGGTTCTAAGTTTTCAATGCACTTCCATAAAGAAAAAGATGAAACTTGGTTTGTTAATAACGGACGTTTTATTGTAAGGTGGATTGATACTAAAGATGCGTCAATGCATATGAAGGAATTAAAAGAAGGCGATGTTTGGCACAATCCTCCTTTACAACCACATCAACTAGAATGTGTAGTTGCCGGGAGCTCAATTACAGAAGTCTCAACGCCAGACAGCGTTGAGGACAACTATAGAGTTTTTCCAGGTGATAGCCAAGCCGTTAAGCCTGCGCTTCACCCCACTTAATAATAACGTTACCATTAATTGGTGCACCAGTTGTTTTACGAATATTAATAGCAAGAACGTCTGGTCCGTTTGGATAAGTTCCTCGACCACCTAACACAGTGTTAGTAAGTTCTTTAATCGGACTTAGGTCTAGCTGTGATCGTTCGCCCGGCACCGCAATAAACTTAAAGATTGTTTCTCCAGGCTGTGCATACTTTGCTTGTTCTAAGTTAAAGATTACTGCATCCCCTGGCGTAAAATCTTGAGCACTTTGGTTAAATCTTACTAACGTAAAGGTAGTAGTACTGTGCGTTAGATTTGTTACACTACTAACAATTGTTCCTGCTGGAAAGTTAGTATCCGTAGCATCAACAAGTGATCCAATTGTTGCACCACTACCGTCAAAAGCAAGTTTTGGCAAGGCAACCTCTAGGGTATTACCGCTAGGCGGCGTGATAGTAAATACTACATCTGTGCCAAATCCGTAGTTACCGCCGGGATACTGGGCGGATCCACGGTCAATATCTATTCTTGTACCAGTGCCGGCAAACCAGCTGCTTGGACTTGTTACAGCAGTCACTTTAGTATTGTCTCTAAATATATCTCGGCCGTTGTCAGTACGGACCGCCGTTACTATAGAACCTACAGCTATTGGATGTGTTAATCCTTGAAGCCAGAAATAAGTGTATCCTTGGTTGTAAAGTGCGGCTAAGCTGGCTGTATAAACAATAGGCGTTGCTGGTAGAGAAGTAATAGATACGGGAGGCGGTGCGTCGCCACCCCAGTCAATGCCGGCGCCGTTTGCAACTTGAGCAAAACTAGGCTGTCCGCCCTCTGATAGTCCGCTTAAGGCAGACCAAGTAACTGCACCTGGATTTTCTGGATAGTTTTGAGGATTAAGAATTCCTTCAATAATGATACCACCGGTATCAGCTGCTGCTAATGTATCAGTTGTAACCTCAATACCATTAAGTAGTAACTGCGCTCTGTTAAGAAGTTCTCTATCGCCTAAATCTCCAATGATAGCATTGCTAACACTTGGTGCTAGTCTTAATAAGAACGCAGTATTTCGAGATGTACTAATTTCAATGCCTGTTGCTGCGTATGAGAAAATGTAGCCACGATCACTATCAAACCCGCCATCAGTAATAAACGCACTACCCCAGTGACTAATAATAGGAGTAATAGTACTACTAATAAGTATAACACCTGTTCGCCTAGTATGCGAAGCAGCAGGGCCAGCATTGTATGTTCTCTGTGCGCCTGCTTGGAAATTAATTAATGTTGTACCTCTTGTACACCCAGTCAATGTATTTCCAGTTATGCCAGTATATGTAATAAGTTCGTTGTCAATATACAGTGTTGCACCTGTACTAGGAAAGAAACTTGTGTCATCTAATATAATCGTTGTTTGACTTGCATCAATATTATCTGTAAGTTTGCCGTTTGCTCCTTCATTAACAACTTCATAACGTACCGGCAAGTTACCTGATCTCATAAATGCTTCTGTGTTTACGTTTGAGTTACGCATTCTGTGTGCAAATACAAAGTTACCATCGCTACCGCGTGCCATAAAGTCAATAAAACCAGCACCATACCAACTGTATTGAATACCAATCATCTGCATCTTTGATATATCAACATCGTAACCACTTTGTCCTGTGCCGTTTAGTTTATCTAAGTTAAAGTCATTTTGCTTTACACGCTTATCTTTGATGACAACAATTTTTGCACTTACTGCATCACGAACTCCGCGATAGTCAGGAGTTACTGACATTCTATCTTGTGCAGTAATATGACTAATTACGTGTGTCATACCTTTGATTACAATTCTATCACCGGCCTTTAGCTGATCTTTAAATCTAGTTCCAATACCTGTCATTTCATTAGAATCTGAGGCAATGTTAACAATACCGGCTACTTGGAATGTAGAACTACGCTGTACAACTGATAAGTTTGTACCGTCATATTCCCAGAAGATTCCGTTTTGTTCATCGTATGCTCCTGCTCTAACCGTGGCGCCGTGCCAAGTTCTAACCGATAGTTGTGCAGAATCGCCTAGTACAGGAAACTTTGCTCCTAACTGGGTAATAGCTATCACTTTAAATTTTCGTTCACTAACAACGTCTGCAACAAAATAATTTCCATTGTATCCTGGAGTTTCAACCCCTAGTAGTCTGACGCCGCCACCGACTTGTAGTCCGTGATCTGCATCATCTACTTCTACAGTTATTGTGGCCCCAACTCCGGTTCCGGTTGCTGAAATAGATAGGATATCATAACTCGGAGCAAACAGTGCACCAGTTGTATACATAATACCCTTACCTGATTGGTAACGAATATAGTTTTTACTTTGACGAATTGCCTGCGCACCGTGTTGCGGGCCACCTGTGCCTAATTGCACGCCGCCGTCATATGGTCTATGCACAAAGAAACTATCTGGACGCAAATAAACATTTCCGGAAATATCTTCAGTGCTAACATCAATTGTTCCAGCAGTTCTTGCTTGATAACGTAAAGTCCTAGTTGTTGGTATACTGGTAGCAATAATTGAACCAACTGCTAGACTATGGTTATTTAATTCGTCATCTGACGTAATAGCCACCATTAATGATGCGCCCGGAACAATTCCATGTTCGTTGTCAAAACTAACTTCAATAGTTGCTAGAGACTCAAAACTGACGCTAGTAGAGCTAGGTAACGACTTACTAAGAGTTTCTGTCATAGTAAGAGTACCATAAAATTGCAGTGACGAAGAACCTGTTACTGTGCCGTTAGTAGTTGCTATTACAATTGCACCTACATTATCAACTTCTTCAATTATAATCGTAACATCATTGGCTATATTGGCGCCGCCGACTAAACTACCTGGTACAACTATACGATTACCTGCACGATATCCTAGTCCAGGACTTGTTACTAATGCATTATAACTACTTTGCGTTCTATTTATACTGAACAGACTTGTGTTTCCATCAAACGGAGCGTACAACCCTATAACGCCTGTGTAAGTGCCAGCGCCGTTGCCGCCTGTACCTGACAAACTTACAGTGCCAATTCCGCCGCCGGCAGCTATTGAAAGAACTGTTATTGTTAAATCATTAGCTGGAGTAGTGCCTCCTAATAAATTACCAGTAACACTAATCGCATCACCTACTTTATAATTTGTACCATTACTTTGTATACTATCTAAACTATACACTGTCGAAGTATTACTAATATTAAATGTTGCGCCGTTGCCTGCAAAGTTTATACCCTGTATGAGTTGGACTACTTCGGTATTTCTAGCAGTACCAGAAACCGTTACAGAAGTTATTGCTCCTGCATTAACATCACTTACTGTAACAATCAAATCGTTTGCGGGCGAAATCCCGCCTAATGCCGGTCCAAGTATATTTAACGTATCTCCGATTACCCAGCCGCTGCCGCCGCCAGTTATGTTTACTTGATAAACTGTGCCAAATCTAGTAACAGATATTGATGCGTCTATGCCGTTACCGGCTGTTGCATAAGTTGGATTATTGTATGCTCCGGCCGCGTCTGTTGCTGTGCCTGTGCTGCTAAGATTTGTTATTATTCCATTAGCTCCAACTGCTGTAACTGTTAATGTTAAATCATTAGTAGGGGACGATCCAGCTAGAAAATCTCCTGATATAATGATAATATCGTCAACAATATAATTTTCGCCTCGAAAATCAGGTGCAGTACCTGTAATAGATACGCTAGTTATTGTTCCGTTTGAATCAACACCAGTAATAGTTACTGTTGCATCATTAGTTATTGGACTGCCAGAGAATTCTGTCCCGGAAATTGTAACTTCCGTTCCAGAAGTATAATAGATGCCGCCTGATACTATAGTTGCTTGATACAGTCCGCTAGATTCAGTAATGTTAAGTACAGCGCCCGAGCCTGACAAATTATTACCGGTCTTGCCAGGCATTGGGTAACTATCGAGTGCAGTACCGGAGACAGATACATTGGTAATTTCTCCAGTGCCGCCATCAACCGAATTAATAGTCACAGTGCAGTCGTTTGTAGGCGACGTACCACCAAGATCAGTACCGTATACTGTAAATGTTTCTGCAGGTGCATAATTAATTCCCGGATTAGTAATTATAATATCATATGTTGTTCCAGATTGTGTTATTATAAATTGGGCGTCTGTACCAGAACCGGTATACACAGGTGTAAATATATTGTACGAACCTTGTTCAGCAGCGCCAAGTCCGGAAGATGTTACATTTGTAATTACACCAGAAACGTCTACTGTTGTTATACTAATAAGTAAATCATTTGTACCTGAAGATCCTTGTAATGCAGTTCCGTCAATTAAAATTTGATCGCCTGCAGAATAGTTTTGCCCAGGGTCAGATACAATTATACTATAAACTCCGTTAGCTACAGCAACATCAAACACTGCGCCAAACCCCGCAGACGGAACAGTGTTAATATTAATATCTTGATTTAATGTAGACGTAATTGCACTATATGTATTATTAAATTTTGTTACATCAAATACAGCGCCCGCGCCTTGTCCTGAATTTAGTGTTCCGTTAACATTTGTAAATATACCGTCAGCTGGAGCAGCAATGCCTGATTCTGAAATACTAGTAATTGTTCCTGAGCCGTTGACTCCTGTAACTCTAATAGTCAGGGTATTATCTGGAGTAGTGCCGCCTATTGCGTCTGCGTTAATTTCTAATACATCGTCTATTTCATATAATGTACCACCATTATTAATTGTTGTACTATAAGTCCCAGATGATCTAACAACATTAAATGTTGCATTTGTTCCTGTTGTTCCCGTTTGTAATGTTCCAGTAATATCTGTATATGTAACATTAGATCCCGAACGAGCAACAACAAATGGACGGTCTAACGTAACAGTATTACCAAACACTTGAGTAACAATGCTTGCGCCACCGTCGCCTCGATCAATTGCCATACCAACGATGATACCCGACGGGTCAATTACATCAAAATCTGATACGCCATCTGGAATATCTTCAGATGTAGCCGCAGTAAATAGTACACCGCTGCCGTCGCCTACTGTACCTGTAACTTGCGATCCTTGGGGTATTGCTCCAGTAATATCTACCAACGGGGCACCTATCTCAGGTACTGTGCCAACAATAGTCACAGTATCACTTCCTGTAGGGTGTGTTAACGCTGTTGTAAATGTTCCAGCACTACCGTTACTAGCAATAATAAAATCAGGCGAGCCAACTGACGCCCCTGTATAAAAGTCTGCTTTTCTTAATTGAGTATAATAAGTAGATAGAACTTGTCCGTCTTCGGTGCCTACCTTAGACTTTGAGAAGAAAGTAAATGTAGTAGAACTTGGAACACTATTTACAATAAAACTACCTTCAGCTCTGCCAATTCCTAATGCTGTGCCACCTAACCCTTTAATAGTAATTGCATTACCTGCATTAAGCAAGTGAGCTGATGTAGTAGTAACAGTAACAATACTAGCACCAATACCTGCAGTAGTAGTACTTGCATCTGTTACTACAGTTTCAACTTCTAGCTCTGTTCCTGGAATTTCGTAAATTGAAGGATACCCTCGCTGCATACCAATAGCTTGCCATTTAGTTGGCTGTAGTCCGTACTCAAAGTCAGCATCAAGCATTGACTGTGGTTGTGCAAACCGCATACGTTCGATTGCATCTGTACCAAAGTCGTATGGTCTTGTTCTAATTTCTTTTTCTTCTACAAATATTTGAAGTCTATCATCTGATAACTGATTACTAGTATCGTAGAAAAGTTTTACGTTTGTAATAGTATCAGCTGTTTGTGTAAAGCTAGCAAATTCAACTTCAGCTAGATTATCTGTATCTTTTAGGAATTCTACTTCAGCAATCTTATTCGGATCATTGAAACTGTAAATAATTTCTCCAGAAGATACGTTAGTAATTAGTAGGATATCTTCTTCGTTATATCTTCCTTGGAAGCGAATAGTACCAAGACCGTTTACCTTAGTTGGAAGTGCTGATAATCCGCCGAGTATTACTGATTCTAAAAGCTCTCGTGATTCGGTAATTCTTGCTGCTGCTGTTACTTCTGAAGTGTATGCAACATTAATAGTTTGCGTTGCTCTAATCGGATCTTGTCTAGTAGTAAATTCTGTATTTTCTATAACATAGTTGTTTATTAGTGTTTCGACAAATCGGTGAGTTTCAACTTCGGGATATCTACTACCGTCAACTTGAGGGACGTTGCCGTTCCAATATTTTGATACAGTTTCGTATGTTTGTTTGTTGCCGGTGTAACGTAAATCAAACAAATATGCATCTAATACATATTTTATGTCTCTTACACACTTAGAACTATTATATTCAAATTCAGCAAATGTATAACCGTATGTATCTTTTCTTAATACATCTAAACCTAATTGTATAACATTAGTTAAACTAGTAAGAACATCAGTAACTCTCTCAGTAGGATTGATTGTATGTACTGAGTTAGCTAGTGCAGAATAAAAAACGTGTGTAGTTGTATTTGATGATATTCCTACATTTACAGTAATAGTTGTTCCTGTTCTTGCAATAATTCGTATTGGGGCATTACTGAATGGATCTGTACCGTACGAGTTAGGCGCACCGGACGCTCTAGGATAAGGATGCAAGGTAGCATAGTTATCCTGGGCACATCTAAAAGTTATTCCGCCTGTAGTGATTCCGATATAATCACCAATAGCAAGTGTGTTTGCACCTATTGTAATTACTAACTGACCAGTTGCTGGATTATATGTAGCTCCAGTAGGAGTAAAGTCTTCAACACTGCTATTGGCAGGATTGGCTAAAATTGCCTGAATCGATTCAGTTTGTAGTACTGGAGATTTTGCTGTATTAGCTAATACATAATTATTTAATAAATCTAGCATTTGGTTATATGCAGATTGTTCTGCAACACGAATTCCGCTTATCAGAGAAGTTTCGTCGTCCCAATAGTTTCTAGTATGGAAGTTTGTTTTATAGGTACCGCCGTATCTTAAATCGTATTTTAATGCAGTTACAAAACTTGTAAGATCTTCGTCCCACCATTCGGGATCATATGTATAATTATAAAAAGGAGTTTGCACTGCGTCTGCTAGTGCGCTATCAAAGGTATGTAAACTGGTATCCGACGATATTCCTATAGTAACTGTTATTGTACTTGCACCAACACTTGTAATTTCTATAGGTTTATTCCAAAACGTATCTTTACCATAACGATTGGGGACATCGTTGCCGCGTGGATACGGGTGTAATGTAGCATTTCCGTCCTTTGCACATGTAAACGTTATGCCGCCTTCTAAGATATTAATATACGCTCCGGGACTTAATGTATGTGCGCCTATTGTAATTACCAATTGTCCTGTAGTAGGCTCATATGTTGCACCAGTTGGAGTAAACGAAAATGCGTTGTTAGCAATCTGATCTTGTACCCAGGACTTAGTTTCTTCTTTAATGAAATTAGTGTTTGCAGTTAATAACGCACTAGCATTAGGATTGTCATCATAAGCAGTGTCTACGCCAATGCGATAGTTGATGTACTCAATTGCTTCTTCTTCAATAAAAGTTTTATTATTGCTTATTAAGTAATATGCGCTCGGGGACACATTTGATAATAACCCTTTTCCAGGGTTAAACGAATATGTTGATATTTTTCTTTTTGACATGTATTACGATCCTAGTGCAATTGCAAATGCTATTGCATTTGCGTCTACATAATTTTTATTTGTTAAATCAGTACCGTTTACTGGATTTGTTGTAGTTGAGATAGTGGTAAAAGTACCAGCTGCTGGAGTAGTTGCTCCGATAATAACTCCATTTATATTTCCTGAAGTTGCAGACAATGCCGTAAACGAACCAGCTGCTGGAGCCGTATTTCCTATAGTAATGTTATTTAGTGAACCTGTTACAGCACTATCAATAGTTACGAGTCCAGTTCCTCTAGCAATAAGAGTTAAATTTGCATTGAGAGGACGGATATCAACTAACCCAGAAGTTGAAGTAATTGATGGTGAATTAATTGTTAGTCCTGCTACACTGCCGGACGATGCACTAATATTTACAGTGCCGTCGCCTGTAGGTTGAAGACGAATATCTGCACCATTGCCGATAGCATTAATATTTCCTGCTACTGTTAATGTAGTAAATGCACCAGATCCAGTAATTACTGGGTCAACAATTGAAAAGTACCCAAACGGTACACCGGAATTGTTTGTATATCGCAATGTACTCGGAGCATCGACCGGAACATCAAAAGTAACAACGCCAGTAATACGTCCTTGTGCGGCGGAGCCAGTAGTTTCTACGCCCTCTCCACTAGTATGCTTTAAACCAGTGTTATATAACGCGGATCCTGCTTCGTTTGCTATTGAGAAACTTAAAGAGGTTAAGGTTAATAAAAATGTATAAGTTGTGCCTCTAATTAAAGTAATTTGAGGATTGTCTTGTATTTCTTCAGTTTCTCTAAATTGTCCTCCAGGAGATTGGGACAAAGTAAAGTCGTAAACTCCGGCGTCTACACCTTGTTCGATAGAGAAACTAATTGATCTAGCAACAATATTACCACTGCTATCAACTGAAAACCCCGGACCTTTAAATCCATGATCTGACTCAAACGGATTATATGTTATTGCCATTTAATTACTACTCCTACTCAGTATTTATCTTTTAAGTAGGTAGTAATAAATTCTGATTCTGAAAATAAAATGCATTGTAAACAAGTTTAGATTTTATATATGCTTCGTCTGTTGGAGTTGCTTTTACACTGACATACGAATCATTAACTGTTGCGCTTATATTAACTAAATCTACACCTAGATTTGATCTTCCGTACACAGTTAATGACGCTTTATCTAAACTTGCTATTACTAGTACTTTTATAATTTCTTTATTAGTAGTATCTAAATCAACAAATAGAGTATATTCAACTGCTGTAAAGTCTCCTAAGAAAAATCTATCAAATTCTGTTTCAGCTGGAATAGACACCCACGGCCCTGTGCGACTTATTTGAGTGTCATTCTTTAGACTAATTGTATTCTTTCTACCAACTTGAAAAAATCTGTCAATAAATAATGCCATTGAATAGCTCCTTTATTATATTTATTCGCTTTTACAAGATATCAGTTTGCTGTATTCTGGCAAATAAAGATAATTAATATCGCTTTTACTTAATGTCCATAATGCATCATCAAGTGTTTCTACAAGAGGTTCGCCGCCTAAGTTAAAGCTAGTGTTAAAGATAATAGGGCAGCCTGTCTTATCTTTAAATGTTTTAATTAATCTATAGTACAACGGATTTTGTTGTTCATTAACAGTTTGAATTCTACAAGTTCCGTCTACGTGAATAATAGCAGGAATTTTTTCTTCGATGCCCGGCTGGCAGTTTACAGCGTACATCATTGTAGGTGAACTAGTCATACCGCGTAAATCAAACCATTGGTGTACATCTTCTTCTAAAATACTACCTGCAAATGGACGGAAATATTCGCGATGTTTAACTTCATTAACAAAATCTTTACCATTAGGATCAGTTGGATCATATAGTATACTTCTATTGCCTAAAGCCCGCGGACCGTTTTCACTTCGGCCTTGAAATATAGTAACAATATTCTTACTTGTAATTAAGTCAACTACATCATTATCAGTTGCATCAACTACAACTGCATTGTATTTCTTGCACACTGCATTAATATCGTCATTAGAGTAATTATATTCAAACCCTAGATACAATGTGTCTGTTTGTGGAGGCACAGTGGTATCTTGAGATATTTCATACCATTTTAGTAATGCTGCTCCAATTGCAGTGCCGCTATCATTTGAAACAGGCTCGCAGTAAATTTCAATACCTTCATCTTTGAGAGCATCTAGATAATGATAATTTGCAACACAGTTTAAGCCGTATCCGCCACTAATTACAACTTTATTATGACCTGTAAGTTCTACTGCTTTGCGTATTAGTTTTACAACTTGTTCTTGTGTTTCTGTTTGAACCGCGTATGCTAGGTCTCTTCTACTTTGTAGTAATGTAACATCACCATCTGAGTCTTCACTTAATGCATCAAACATTTCTTTATTTACGTATGCACCGTTTGGATAGTTCGGCATAATTAAGTTTCTGTTTGATATAGTTCCATATTTTGTATCTACAAATAACGGAGGAATTGCATTATTTTTAGAACCATACGGAAATAACCCCATTGTTTTTCCAGCTTCGATAAAACTCCATCCGCAATAATTAGTAACTGCTTCGTATGTTTTAGTAATGCCTGCTTTTTCTGTAATTAATGCACTATGAGACCGATTTGGTTCATTAAACACTGTACCATCAACTCGGTCTATAAAGTGTTCTAAAACCGGTCCTGACGTCCCTATGTTTTTGTGTACAGTAAAAATATTATTTGGATAGCTACAGTCAAATATTGATTCAACTTCCCATACTACTTGTGCAGACTGACCTTCACCCATTGTAATAAAGGTACCGGCGCCATCAACAATAAGCGCCGCAGCTTCTTTAAACCCTGATCTATAAAACGCACATGCAGCATGTAGTTTATGATGTACATGACTCATATCAATAACCTGAGGATGATTAAATGGATTTTGTTTTCTATCAATTAGTCCTAATTTTCTTGCTAATCCTGTATAGATGTCGTCGCCGCTAAAGTCAATTTTTCCAGCAGTTTCAATTAAAGATTGAGTGTGTGCAACTACTAGATAATCTAATTTATCTGTATAGTCTAATATTTTATACATAGCAGCCAGAGGGCCACCGTCGTATTTTGCTCGACTTAATCTTTCTTCTTCAATAGAAAATATTACCTTGCCGTCCTTTAATAAACACACACTGCTGTTGTGTCCACGTGTTATACCTGCTATCCAAACTGGAGATTTATTCATAATTTATGCTACCTTTTTTAAAACTGGTTTGCTGTTCCACTTTTTTTGATTTTTGCTACAAGATTCAACAATAACCTCTTCTATTTTAGCATTCATTCTCATTACGCCTTCATTAGTTCTATCTGCTAATTCGTCCTGTGTTATTCTAATAGGCGAATAAACCCGCTCGCCTTCTCCCATATCAAGTACATCGAAATAATCACAAGCAGGATATGATACGTTTGTTTCGTATGTACTACCTAATACTACAGTAGATGGTACACCAAACGAATATGCTATATGTTGACCCACACTATCGCAACCAAGGAAATAGTTACTAGAATTAATAATAGCCGCCCACTCTCTAAGGCCTGCGCCTTGTGGAATAGCAACAGGTTCTGGAATGTCATACTTGTCAAACTCAATTCCAATCTCTCCCATGTAAATTACAGCAAACTTTTTACTGAGTTTTTTTACTATATTAATAACATGTTCCGGTTCAAAGCTGCGGCCGCTAGTATCGATAATCATCCCTTCATTATTTGTAACTCCTCTACCAAATGGCTGGAATACAATAACTTTGTCTCTTTTAGTTTTTTCTTTAATTTCGGCTATTAGCTTTTGACCAAACATTAACTCTTGTTTGCCTAAATATATGTTAGGAGAATGTAATTCTCTAACTCCTTTGTTATTTATAGCTATGTCGTATGCTTGCGATAAATTAGCCAATTGATTGTAGTATTCCCAAACTCGATATGGTTCAGGACTTAATAAATTCATATCTTTTAATTTTTCTTCAAACAAATTCTTATGCCAAACATCATAAGCACGTTTGTATAAATTTGGATGACCTTTAAAAAAGTCTGTGCCGCCCTCGCACACAATAAGAAAATCGTCATTTGGATTTTCTTTTGCAAATAATTCTAATGCAGGAATGCTACAAATTACTCTTCCGGCGCCGCCGTTGATAAAAATAGCAGTATTGCGTGTTTCTGTCATGATAAAACCTCTCTATATGCATTTACTTATAGAGAGGTTCTAATTTTTTAAAATATTCTGGCTGTGTGCTAGTAATTAACTATCCACTGGCAGCGACGCAGGTGCAGGATTTGGAGGAATTGGAACACGAACTTGCCATGCTTCGTAGTCTGCCCAGACAGTAGGCATATCTCTTAGTGCTTGTCTATAGTCTATCCAAGGTTGTTTAATACTATCAGGTGTATCAAATTTAACACGATTATCAGAAGCTGTTAATAAAGTATCTCTTAATAATTTAATATCGTCCCATGTTACTTCTTCATCTACCCATTTATATGACCAACTATCTGCTCCAGGAGCATATGTAATTCCGTCATATTTATAAACATCCTGTGGTGGAGGATTCACATCTTCTAATACAGTGTTTCCATCGGGCAGCACTACTGACGCAGTGCGGACAGTTGCTAGTAGCTCATAACTTAGAGGCTGTGCAACAATAGTTGCCACTAACGGATTTTTTCCTGCATTAACTTCTACCTTTAAGTGAGTAGGCAACGGATTGTATGTTTTGCCGTCTGTTTCTTCAGTTAGGTATCCCATTGGTTCTAACTTTAATGTTTCTTTATCTACAAATACCCATAGTTTTTCTGGACCAGTATAAGTCCATGTTTCTATAGTAAAGTCTTCAACGTTAGGATTATTTTTACCGTTTGGTACTTTATATGTAAAATTTACTGTAATGTCTGACATTATAATTCCTTATCTAAATACCAAGTAAACTAGACCGCCGGCCCCTGGTGCGCCACATAGTGTTGCGCCGCTTGTAGTATGCTGTGCTGTGATTCCGCCACCGCCTGGAAATGTTCCAAAATAACAGGTGCCTAGATTCTGGGCTCCCATGCATCCGCTAGCAAAAAATCTATTATGTCCAGTTTTTTCTGGTCCCACGCCTGCTGAGAAGTGCCCGTCTAAACAATAGTTATTACTAAATGTATACGAACTTGATTTATAACCTACTCTGCCTGCAATAGCTGCGCCACCATATAAGCAGCCTCCAGCAACTTGACATACCATACCTAAGGTATGACAGGTAAAGCCAGCATTCAAATATTGACCCCAACATCCGCCACATGCAGTTGCACACCATTTGCCTGAATTACACACATAACTTGGAAATCCTGCTTGGCAAGAACTTGCTGGACGGCAGCATGTGCTACCTGCAGCACATATTGTGATCTGATCTCCGGTGATTATGTCTCCTGTAAAGGTTATGTAAGCTCCTGGCATACCTGCGCAACCTGACGAGCAGCAACATCCGCCGGCTCCGGCGCCGCCTCCTGCCCATATTTCACCCGCTACGTTGTTTGTACCTGGCGGAGCTGCGAATACACAACTTGCTCCGCCGTTGTTTACTGTAGTATAATTAGCATTAAACACAGCTAATTCAGTGGGCGGTAACGCTCCGCCTTCTTCGTATCCATATAAGTATTCTCTTAAATTTGCCATGTTTTATATTACCTTAAGCTGATGCCATGAATGTTAATTGGACTAATCCTTGATTTCCTTTTGCGCCGCATAGTACAGCGGCACAGTTACAATGTTGTGCGGCAAAACCGCCGGTGCCTGGCCAAGTAGGAGTGGGGCTGATTGAGTTTCCACATTCACTAATCCACCCACTTGGTCCCCACTGTCCTGTAGTATGTGCATAAGGAGCGCCTGGACCCATCTGCATATATCCTTCGCGAACGCCTATGTTCCATTTAGCAAATCCTTGTACTCCGCATATTCCCATTGTTGCACCGCATATAGCTCCTTGTACACATGTTCTAATCGGAATACAAGAACCCGGACCACACATGCCGCCTTGCACTATACATCCTGCTGCTCCGCCGCTAGCGCACATACCAGTGCCACCAGACTTACAGAAAAACGAAGGAAGTCCGGTACAACCGCAGTTACAACACGTAGTTCCAGCTGCACAAACAGTCCAAATATCACTAGCAGTTACTTCAAATATTTTTCTAGCATAGGATCCAGCTCCGCCCGGTTTACCACCAATACATGTCTGGCCGCCGCCGCCTGAGCCGCCGCCGCCCCAAACTTCGACAGCCACCCAATTTACGTTTGTTGGTACTGTCCAAGCACAGCATAATCCGCCGTTATTTACGTTATTATAGCTAACGTTGAAAACACGCAGTGTAGTTAGGGCGCCGTTTAACGGAACTGCGCCGGTGTTGTCTGGTAATTCTAGTAGAGATCGTAATCCTGCCATTTTATTTCCTTATTATTGTCCTGGTTGTGTTGGGTACACAACTTTAAATGCATCAACCCCTGCCCAGTCCTTTGGTAAATCTCTCAATTTTTTTCTGTATGCAACCCAAGCTGCTTTAAGTGAGTCTGGCATATCGTCTGCTATTCTTGAATCACTATTTTCTAATAAAATATTTCTTGTTTCTATTATAGTATCCCAAGTCTGTTGAGAAGTTCTAAACTCGTATGACCATGTAGATGTGTCTATATTATAAACAATAGATTCTGCATCTACAATGTCAACAATTGGCAATGGCCATATATAGCTGTATGTTACTTCTGTAGAATCAGCATCAGCTAGCACGATTGTTTCGCTAACTTCAGAGTGCGATGTACTTAGTGTAAACGCAGATGGATCTATCATTGATGCAATAGCTGGATCAGTTTCTGCGTCTACTATTACTTTTACAAGTCCTTCTGGTGCAGCAAGATCTGCACCGTTGTCTTCTTCTGTCATTTTCATTGCTCTATATTCTAAATGATTTGTTTCATTTATAAAAACATACCATTTAGAAGGACCGTTATAAGTACCGGTCAAATTTAAATTACTATTCTGTGCGTACTGTGCATCCGGTGATGCATATGTAAACTCTTTAGTTATTATTGTGTTAGTTGCCATTTTTATGTTTCCTTAACCGTAACTTACTTTAATCATTCCGCCCATGCCAGGGGTTCCGCATCTACATACTCCACTACCAGTCATGGAATTCATGCCGCCACCGCTAGGAAAACTAGCGTAGCCTATGCAACATGCGTCGCAATATATTGTGTTCAGACAATATGTTCTACCAATATTCATTGTACCTTGTTCAAAGGAGCCGCCCATAATATCTTTTCTAGCTGCTAGGCAACCGCTTGATGTATATGTAATATTTCGTATAGCAGGTTGGCAATAATCGCCCGAACCGCCAGTCCATACAGCGCAACCTCTACAACAAGTACATCCATAATGGTAGAAGCAATGATTATCTCCGCCGGCACCACCTACTGCGCAAGTAGCTGCTATTCCAGATCCAGTTACATATGTCGAGCATCCTTGACATCCTAAGCATGCTGCCGAGCATGTATTACTGCCGCCGGCACACAAAACGTATGTACACCCTGCTTCAGTTGCGATTGTTCTAGTTACGTACATTCCGCCCGAAGCACTAAATGCACTAGCTTGGCAACATCTGCCGCCAGCGCCTGCACCTCCGCCGCCCCACAATTCAAATGTAACATTTTTTATACCATCCGGAACTGTCCACGTGCATAACTTTCCGCCGTTTGTTACACTCAGTGCCTCGTTTTGTACATAAAACGTTTTTAGACCCGTATTGTATACTGGAGTTAGATCTGCTTTTAATCCGCTTAGACTTGCCATTATAAATCCTTAATTTACGATCCTGCTAATACCCAGCCGTACGTTACGCCACTATATACTAGTACCGCTGCACTATTACCTAAATCTAGTGAAAGATCTTCAGCTAAGCCGTGTATGTTATGACCGTTTCGTCCTACAACACATGCTGCTGAGCCAAAATTGCCAGCAACATCGATAATTTGTATCGTGTCATTAAGAAGAGTGTTTGCTGTAGACGGTAATGTTATTGTTACGGTACCGCCCGAAGTATCAACTAGTAATCTTTCGTTAGCTACGGCAGTTGTGCTCGCGCTGATAGCACGTACTGTAGTACTTGCAGATCCTGTTGTTGTAATATATCTTGCCATTTGTTATTCCTTACTACAATGTATTTATCAAGACGCAGGCAATGGTGTCTCTACACCAAATCCGACTGCACTACAATTAGCTGCACTTGATCTTACAACTAATTTTTGAGCTGCGCCTAGCGCAATACCCGTTCTCTCCAAAACTCCTTTTGGAGGTATTTCTGTATCATATTCTATATACTCTGCGTTAGTAGGAGTAGCAAGATCTGCTACTGCTAATCTCACAGTCAATGCTTGGTTACCTCTATTGCAAAACGACACGCTGGCAATTGTAAAGGTTTCCGCTGGGACCGTATACAGTGTTGTGTTTGTTGCAGCAGTTAAATCTTCTGCTCCTAATCTTCCCGATGCCATATTTATTTTCCTTTATTACGCATTTAAAAAGTACTGCAATGCTAACGGCGACCCTGATACACCTTTTGTGAAATCAGCAGTTGCACCTATTATAATTGCACTTCCGTCTGTTGTTGTTATAGTGTTACCATTGATGCTGATGTTACCAGCAACTAAAGTATTTACGTTCAGCGTTGCCGAGCCACCACCTATCTGAGCATTAATGTATGTTCTAATAGCTCGTTGTGTCGGAACAATATTATCACTGTCAGCGGCAAATGTCCCGTCTGTACTAAACTCTCTAATTGTTGCACTAGTGCCGCCTAAACTTACCGACCCTAGCTGTAGTTCCTGCAATCCGCTAACACTAAAATTATCAGCATTTAGTGTAGCTGTACCAGTTGCTTGCTCAACTGTAAACAATTCACCAATTCGGAAGTTACCATCTTGGTCAGTACTAGTATAAAACACTCTGCCGCCACCATTTTCTACAGCTTCATTTAGCTGATTAGGAGAATTAAATGGCAGTCCTGGATAGTTAGTATCTCCAAAATTTCCGGTACCAATATCTAGATAATCGTGACCTGTTAATCGTACTTGAGAATAACGAATTCTCATTGTTACTTGAGCGTCATGAGTTGGCTCAGAATCAACTGGAATTTCTGGACTTACTTGAAGTCTAGCTGTAAATGGCCCAACGCCTTGTAACTCAAAAACTTGTACTAGTTTGTATATTGTAGCATCGCCTGCTATTTGTAAATTGCTTCCCGGTAACGGTGTACGTGTTAATCCGGCTGCAAACAGATATTTTCCATTTTGTTTGATATCTGCGTAGCCGTCACCTGATTCAATATACGTAGCAGCAGTTTCGTATCCAGTTCCTCTATCAGTCCAAGTAGGCTGTCCAAGAACTCCGCTTCCAACTCTAACTTCTAATGGTGCATTGATTGTGTTTGTTGGATCAACAATAGTTACTGTTGGCGGAATAAACGGATCATACCCACTTCCAGGTTCAATAATACTTATGCTGTATATCTTTTCAGTTGCAACTCTTGCACGGCCTGTTGCAGTTATACCACTTACTGGATTTGCAAATATTAATCTAGGCTCTATTCGATATTGTGAAGTCTGATCTAACGATACTTCAATTGCAGTTCCTGGTACATAATGGTCCCATCCTGCTGTATCGTCGCTCATTTTCTTTACAGTAGCAACTTTTGTTCCAGCATTAAATGTGTCAATATAAGCATACTGACCAACTCCTAGGCCACTTTCAATAAAGACTGCCATACCTACATAGTCTGGACTATTAGCAGTGTCAGTAGCACTAATAGTAAGTTGAGTTGGAGATCCATTTTGTGCATTATTTAATGCAGTACTATATCCATCACCGCCGTAATTACCGGCTGTGTTTAAAAGTCTAACTTCAAATACAGCATTATTTCTAATTGTTGGTGTATTAATTTCTGCTCCAACTCCTTCGCCAACAAAATCAAAAGACGCAGTAGTGTAATTTACACCAGCATTGGCATATTCTAATACTAGTAATCTGTCGCCGTCTGTTACAGTGTTTGATATAATTGCATCTGAATAATAGTTGTTCACTGTACCAAGATTTGGTACTTCAGTTACGTCGATGCCTTCAGCAACAGAGCCAAACTTACCATAAGAATTGTTACCATTAGTAGCACGGATTTTTCCACCGTTTTCTGACAAGTACCCAACATGACAATAGTATGTAAACACAGATACAAGCTCAGAACGTCCTAAGTTTGTAACCCAGTAACCGATTCCGTCACTTAAAATTTGCGTAAAGTCGTTTGCAACAATTGAGTCGTTTCCGCCGTCGTGTAAGCCGCCGTCTACTTTTAAGCCGATACATCCAGATCCAAACGAACTACAGTTTTGTATGTACGGTGATCTACTAGAGATCCAAGCTAATCTATCAGTACTATCTTCGCCCGGATCTAATGAAACATATGCTCCACCAGTTGGGCGCTGGGTACCGTATGCATTTGGAGTTCCTAGTGATCCTTGCATTCCAGAAAATGTCATGTTTCTTAATCCGCATCCGTTACGAACTCTAAACATATCGTCTGTAAGATTATATCCTGGACCAGCAACAATTCTAGTAGATCTTAGCTCGTCGCCTACAATTGCAGTATTTGCCGGAACAACAATAGGTAATATTTCTACATACTCACCTGTTTTAACAAAAAGCGTATTATTAACAACTTGTTCTGCAGGAATTGCTGCTGCATTACCAGCAGTTATAGCACTAGTAATTAAACTTGTTAATGCACTATATGTAGCAAACGATCCTGCTTCTTCAGTATATGCCCCGTCAATAACTTGTGATACTGGAACAGCTACACTATTTTGTGTTTGATAGTTTACTGCTGGCGCTAGATTTGATAACACAGCATCGACTACTTCTAAACTATATATAATTGCTGCTGCGGTTTCTTCTTCTTGACCGGTAATATAACTTGCTCCGGCTGGTGTAAAGTACGACTGCGCTGATTTTCTACTTTCAACATTTCCGCCATGTGATAAATCATAACCAACTGCTTTTACAATTTTCTTCATGTCTCTTAGACATGTTACTTTATTGTAATTAAAGCTCAAATAGTTAGTATCAATGTAAGTAATAGTATTTGCAATTAAGGTTGTCTTGCCAGCATCTATGCCAGATTTTGCATTTTGGTTTGCTGCTGATCCCCATGTTACAACTGGATTAACTACTGCTGGCAAACTAGCAGTATTGCCGGCTGTAATTACGTCTTCAATAATTTGTATTAAAGCATCTAATGTAGTTGCTTCTGTTGAAGTTGCATTTGCTCCTGTTAAATCAAGCGATTCTAAATTTCCTGCTGTAGGAGTAACTGTTATTCCTAATACTATATTAGAAATTACGTTAGATATGTGTGCATATGCAGCAACAGTTGCTGATTGTTGTCCTGCTGGTAATTGAGCTACTGCACCTACATAATATGCTTCTGCATTTACAATAGTTGCACTATTTCCACCATAAAGAATATCATATGTTAATGCATCAACAATGTATTTTGCATCTCTTAAACATTTAGCTTGATTGTACCCAGCCGGCGGCGTATTATTATTTACATACGCAACAACTTCTGCTGCTATGAAATTTCTATTAGCTTGTAATCTATCTGCCGCTGGCAATGCATCAGTAGTTGGAAGTACACCCGGTGTTGGAAATGATAATGCATTTGCTGCCGTGTCTGTACTTACAGTACCATTGGCAATAATATCAATAATTTCATCGAAGTACGTATTTAAACGCTGTGACGATGTGCTGTCGCCACCTGCATTAGCTGCTAATGTGCTAGCACCATCTTTTAAGTATGCTACTGCTGCAATAGTTGCCGACTTTTGATTGCTTTGTAAGTATGCGCTATTTGCTCGTTGATATGCTAGTCCAGTAGTTACTGAATTATAATTTGTACCTAATACAATATCGTAACCTGCTGCGTCAAGTATAATTCCGCTATCGCGTTCGCATTTTGCTTGATCGTATGTAAAAGTATTAGTAAATGGTGCAATTGCATTTGCAACTTGGTAGTCAATCCATTCAACTACTTCTGCTGCAATAAAGTTAACGTTTTGATCTAGTAAATATTTTGAATTAAAATTTCTAGTAGCATTTAACATAGTATCACAAGCATATTTTACAGTTGTCCAAGGTCTATCTAAAGTTTTACCGTAATTGATATCATCTAGTCCGTTAGGTGCAACATAGTATACATTATCTACTAATCCAAAATCTACCCAATTTGGAGCAGTTCCTGAAGGATTAACTGACAGCACTTGACCTGTTGTGCCTATGCCTAATCTAGCAGGACCTGCTCCTGAATAATAAAGCAAGTCGCCGTCTGTTGTAAGTGTGTTTTCTTCAGCAGTACCACTAACTATGTTCCAGTAAGCGCCTGTTAAATCTAGATCCGGTCTGTTACTTGCGTTGTCTGATGTATGTGCATCTACACAAATATAAGAGTTATCAGCAAACGTAATCATATCACCTAGTACATAACTAGTTGCATCTACCCATGTGCCAGTCCAATTAAAACCTTCGTTTAGTTTATTCCAGTATGTTAGTGATGGCGGAGTTTGATCTAAATGGTCTTGTGTACATAGATACGTGTATCCATTTAATCTTACTACGTCGCCAACACGGTAGTTAGTAACATTGTCCCAATCGCCAATTAGATTGAAACCGGTAATAAATAGTCCCCAGTTAGCAGCTGACGTTGATGGTGTTGCGCCTGAGTGGTTTGTTTTTGCAACATATGTGAATCCACCGTATGTTACAATATCGCCAGGTTGATAAACAGTTGAGTTACTCCAACTATCTTCAAACTCTAATCCTGGTAAAAATACTTGCCAGTTAGTTTGATCTGATTGAAATAACGCTGTTGATTCGTGCGGTGTAACACATATCCAAAGACCGGGACCATTTTTAACAATATCATTGTTCGTATATCGAGTTGTTTCTTGCCAGTCTTGTCTATAATTAATACCGCTGTAAAAAGTATCCCACTTTGTGATATCAGCTTCTTGACCCAAGGCATCTGTTGCTACTGATGTATGTCCTTGATTTGCTATAAATATTTTTCCAAAATAAGTAACAACATCGTAAGGCTTGTATCTAGTCGTGTTTGTCCACTCGCCTTTCCAGTCAATTCCTTGACTGAATAAAGCCCAGTTAATTAAATCTACTTCGAGACCTTCGTCAACAGTTGCGGCACTATCATGTGCTATTGCGCAAATATAAGTAGATGCTCCGTACTTTGCAATATCGTTAATTTTATATTTTGTATTAGTTGACCATGCACCTGCATAACTAATACCTTCAGCAAACAGATCCCACTTACTTTGATCCGCCTCAAGCCCTAATAAAATATCTGCGTTTGACGTATGTCCTTGATTACAAATATATAAGAAACCACCGTTTCTTACAATGTCGTTAACTTTGTAATAATTTGCTACTTGCCAATCGCCTTCCCATGTAAGGCCGTCACCGAACTGGTCCCATTTCGGTTGTATGTTATTTAAGTCTGCTTCTAGGTTTGCACTGGCAGTGTGTGCAAAAGTACAGATAAAGGTTTTACCACCGTACTGGACAATATCGTCTCGTACATATGCGGTTCCGGTTGTCCAGACACCTTTCCAAATAAATCTAATTCTACCAAGTTTAAACTCAGCCATTCGGTTCACTCTCCCCTATTAGGCAATATTAATATTATTTATCCAATCTTCCGGGTTATGGCGCAGTAAATAATTGCGACATAATCCAAAGTCCTGAATAACTCGTTAAGTAGACTGGTGCATCGAACGCCAGTCCGTCTATTGTTGCATTGTCATTCATGTTAATGCCGTTGCTGTCAATAATTAATTGGCTAGTCAACAATGCGTTTGCATTAACATTTGAGCCGCCGCCTGAAACTCGACTAGTTATATATGCTCCAATAGCTCGTTGTGTCGGAATTATGTTATCACTGTTTGCAAGAAACGTTTTGTCTGTTGAAAACTCTCTAATAACAGCGTTTGTTCCGCCTAGTATAATTCCACCAATTCTTAATTCATCTAATCCCGATAAGTCAAATTGGCTTGCACTAATAGTAACTACACCAGTACTTTGTTCAACCTTAAATAGTTCGCCAACTCGGAAGTTACCATCTTGGTCAGTACTGGTGTAGAATACTCGTCCGCCGCCTGCGCCTACAGTTTCTCGTTCCTGTCTAGCAACATTTTCGCTTGTAAATCCTTCTGTATATCTTAAAGGATATGCAGTGTCAGTAAAATCGCCTGATCCTACATCTAAGAAATCGTGACCTGTTAATCGAATCTGACTAAAATTTTGTCTAATTTCAATATTTGTGTTGTGTATAGGCGATTCGTTTACGTCTAAAATAGGAGTAATCTGTAAGGTTGCTGTTAGCGAAGGCTCTGTTCCTAAAACTTCAGTTATTTTTTGTACATAATATTGATTATTATTTCCACTAATAATAAGAGAGTCACCTGGCCCTGGAATTCTTAACAATTCTTTAATTCTAATAATTCCGGCTACTGGAAATATATCAGCAAACCCGTCGCCTTCTACTGTTGCATTTTGTCTAAAATACAATGTGCCAGTGTTATATAAATTTGGCTGTGCCAGTACTCCGTTAGCTAATCTAAACTCGTACGTTGCATCAGTTGTTGACTCACTGTCGTATAATACTCCTGTAGGAGCAGTTATATAACCACTGCCAGGATCTGTAATATAAAACGCATTAACTTTTCTAGAAACAATGTTAGGTCTTGCTAAACAAGTTGCTCCATATTTTAATAGTTGTAATTCAGCACTACTGGTAGAATTACATAATATCCATCCTTCGTATGTTGTGCCACCGTTATTATATTTAATATATTCTACTTTACCAACAACCTGGCCACCAATTGGGGCGGTTGCAAACCAGTTAATTGCATCTTGGCTAACATTTACTAAGCCATTATTTGCAACTACAACAAATAAACTACCGTTTGCAGATATTTTCCAATTGCCGACACTTATTGCGTTTGGATCAATCTGTGATGCTCTAAAGTTTACACCTTCGCGGAAGTCTAGGTCTTTGTTTGCTGCACTTCTTGAAACAATGGGTTTGCTGGGTGAAATGCCTAATGTATCTTTTGCACATGCAATAAATGCTCTATTACCTGCATCGAAGTCTGTTATTTCGTATGTTGATAATCCTGCTAATAAGTTTGATGTTAATTCAGTCCAATTTGACCCGTTGTCTGTTGATTCGTACGCTACTCCGGCAGTGTCTAATACTACCCAACGACCAGTATCGTATGCAACAAAGTTAAATCCTCCTGACTTCCCTGTATCAACTTCACTCCAAGTAGTACCCTGATCGGTTGATATTATTACATTTTGTGTTCCAGTGGCACTAATTACCACTGTGCCGTTAAATGTCTTAATATCTGTAAAGTTTTGAGTAGGAATACTAGCGCTAGACCAGTTAATTCCGTCAACTGATTGCGCACTTAGTCCTAAGCTACTAATAGTAATAAATTTATTACCTGTCCAGACTGCGCCAATCCAGTCAGAGATTCCGGGTAGCGTTGCGTTAATCCAGGTAGAGCCGTTTGTAGAATACGCAACAACATTAGAACTAGTAGTACACACAATACTAGTAGACCCATTAGATGCTGCACTTCCTAAAGTTTTAAAACTACCAGTTGTTTGAATTTCTGCTTGGTAGGTCGGTGCAGACACAGTAAATCTCGGTTCAATAACATATCGAGTAGTGCCGTCAAGCAATGATGCTATAGGGTTTCCTGCTATTATTGTATTCCAGCCAGTTTGGCCATACATGTTCTGTACTGATGCTACTTTTGTTACAATATCATATGAACTGATTTGTCCCCATTGTCCTGTACCAACTCCTGCTTTAATGAATATATTCATACCTATATACGAGGTATTATCAGTTTGGTCTGAACTTGCTAATGTAATACTACTAGGTGATCCAAGTTGTGCGTTATTTTCAATTCTTCTAAAATTAAATCCACCTATTGATCCTGAATCTTCACCTTCTTTAATTCGAATTTCGGACACTGCGCCCTGTCTAGTATTATCACTAATTAAACTAGCACCGGTTCCACTACCGACTATGTTATAGTTTGCAGATGTATATTCTTGGCCTGCATGTGAATACGATACAGCTACAATCTCGCCATCTTGGTTAGCATAAACTTCAGATACTTGTGCAGGCTGAGTTCTGTTATCAATTATAGCAGTAATTGCTGATTCTGAAGCGTTAACTCCTTCAGCAACTGATCCAAAATCACCGTAACTATTGTTTCCGTTAGTAGCACGAATTTTACCGCCAGCTGTTGCAAGATAACCTATATGACAATAGTATGTAAACACAGACACTAGCTCTGATCTACCGTCTGCATTTGCCCAGTACCCAATTCCGTCACTTAGAATCTGTGTAAAGTCATTAGCAACTATCGACTTGTAACCACCGTTATGCAATTCTCCGTCTACCTTCATTCCGATGCAGCCTGTGCCAAATGTTGATACGTTTTGCACATATGGTGATTTACTATCAATCCAAGCAGTTAAATCATCCTTACTTTCGCCGGGATTCAAACTTACATAAGCACCAGCAGTTGGCCTGCTAGTAAAGTATTCATTTTGTTCGCCAAGTGTCCCTGATAATCCCTGTAGTGTCATATTTCTTAAGCCAGATGCATTGTTCATATAAAACATATTAGATGTTTCGTATCCAACTTCTGGCTTAATAACTGTACTTCTCAGTTCGTCACCGACTACTGCAACGCCACGAGGCACTACAATCGGCAATACTTCTTTGTAAACTCCTGTTTTTACAAATAGCGTTGCAGGTGCTCTTGCGTCTAAGTCTTCTTGTATATATTCACAAGCTCTTTTAACACTAGAAAACGGTGCACCTTCGGTTCCTAGTCCTGTAATATCATTGCCGCGCGGAGTGACAAACCAAGTTTTTGGTACAACTTGAAAATCTTCCCAACTTACTAGTCCAGCCTCCGAAACCTGTGCAATTTGTCCAGGAGAGCCTATATTAAGATAAAAATCGGCGCTGTCGACTCTAGTTTTCAAGTCGCCAACATCAACTAGAACGTTTGTCGGACTTCCTTGTATTAATAATTCCCAGTAAGTTCCAATATTTAACTTAGGTATTTGTCCAGGGTCAACTGGAATAAGGGCCGGAGTGTGCGGAATTGTACAATAATACATACTTCCGGCATATGTTACAACATCGCCTAATGCATAATACGTATCTATATTCCAGTTTCTTTTCCACGACTTTCCAGTAACAATTGCATTCCAGCTTACGCTACCTGCTGTTATTTTTACTTCGTTGAAATTATAAAACCCGGCATTTACACCAGATACTGGATAAAATATTCCTTGCTCTGTATCAGCTATTATAATAATTTTTCTGCTGGTAGCACTACCAAAACCTGCAATATAATTTTCTGGAGTGACCGGAATGCTATCAAGTTCGTAAACAATACCATTAGTTAAAAAATTATAACCAGAGCCAAAATGTCCATCTATTACAGTACTAAAGTACATAGGATTTACATTATTTGTTTCATCAGTTTGGTCAAATATGTAAGTAGAACCTGATACTAGATATAAATTTGGTGTTCCTATATTATTAATAAGAAACTTTAGACCTGTACCTGTGATACCAACTGTAACAGTATAATTAACAATTCGTGTAATTTCTTCAGGATAGCTTCCAGTATCCTGAACTGCTACATATAAATTGCCGCCTTCTCTAACTACATCACCGGTTTTATATAGTGTGTTAGTTTCCCAGGCGTTTTGGTAATTATAACTAGTTGATACTAGTGCCCAATTGCCGCCGCCGGCTAAAGGAATATTTCCTTGATTAATTAGTGCAATTGACCGGTATACGTAGCCGCCGTATAGCACCATATCTCCAACAGTATACGTAGAGATAGCTGTCCATATTTGTTCGTAACCTGTTCCCGGAATATATAACTCCCAGTCACTAGCTCTATATGCAGACGAGTTAGTTAATAAATTAGTTTTTAATAAACTTGAACTACGGGTTATAATATCATTTGGGTAATATTGAACGTTAGCTTCCCAATTTCCTCTATATCTCACACCGGTAATTACCACTTCCCAATTTGAGCTATCAGCCGGAAGCCCTAAACTAATAGAGCTGTTACTAGTGTGTCCGATTATACATCTATAAGTTGTAGAACCATGTGTTACTAAATCGTTTTGGATATATCGTGTACTAATATTCCAATTATCTCTCCAGTTGTCACTTCTGTTAATTAGTACCCAGTTAGCAATATCTGCTTCTAAGCCCAACGACACTGTAGTAGAAGTATGTTCTGCAGTTGCAAGATACGTTTGCCCGTTATATTTTGCAATATCGCCAATATAATATTTTCTACCATTAACCCAATTTGATCTAAAATCAAATGTTCTAGCAATAAATGTCCATTTTTCAATATCTGCCGTTAAGCCGGTTGTACTTAGTATTGCACTAGTATGCCCTGCATTACAAATATAAAGAGTCGCACCATATTTTACAATTTCACTAGTTTCATACTTAGTGCTAGTAGCCCAGTTTCCTCTCCAACGCTGACCTTCTGCCATTAATACCCAACGAGGTTCAGGATTTCCAAATTGATCTAATGCATATAAGTCGTCATCAAACGTAGCAAGTGATGCTATGTGACCAATTAAACAAACGTATATTTTACCGCCAACGGCTGCAATGTCGTCTTGAGCAAAAGCTATTCCGCTAGACCACGGACCTCTCCAAACATACTTAAATCTTGATATATTAAACTCTGCCATTGTAATTCCTAATTATATGTCGTCTGAGTAAGTGTAACTTTGATTAATTCTAACAACAAATTCGCCGTCGTCATTAATGTAATAATAGATGTTTCTGTCATCCCATCTAAACTGTTCATAGTTTAGATTTCGATAAACTAAATTATGGTAGGTATCTCTGCCTTCAAAAAAGTCTTGTCCTGGACTAAATCCTGGATAATCTTGACTAGGTTCGTCGCCCACATTGTTAATTTGAATACCGTCGGCAACGTCTAATTGGTCAACTTTTGCAAAATACAAATATCCGTCTGGATCTCTACGCATTCCATAAAAGTATCGTGCTCCTCCGAGCGAATCAGCAAGCATTCCTGCATCATTACCAACATAAAAATTAGACATCATATTCTCCTACTATGTATTTATCATACTGCATTATTTGGATAAGCATAACCTGCACCCCATACTAATCTAACAGCACCCTTAGCACCGGCTGCTCCACTGTCTCCGGGAATAGTATTACTGTTGCCTCCCGAACTCCCGCCACCGCCGCCACCATATAAACCGCCTCCGCCGGCGCCGTTTGTACCTAATGACCCGCCTTTGCCGTTTTTATCAATTGTGTAAGATACTGATGCACCCTGTGTTCCTGCTTCGCCACTCAAGCCAATTCCTGTTAATCCAACTCCGCCTCCGCCTCCACCGGTGGTTGGATCATATACGCCGCCTTCTGCACCAACAAAATAGAAGTTAGTAGATTCATGAGCTCCGCCGCCACCACCTCCTGAGCCTGATCCGGGCTCTTGTGTTGTTCGTCCTGCTCCGCTGCCGCCGTTCCCTGTGTATCCGCCTGCGCCACCGCCACCGCCGCCACGTTGGCCGTCGGTTGATCCGCCTGCGCCGCCTGAGCTAAACGCAAAAGTTCCTGCAGAAGAAATACTGGCATTTACAGTATATGATATACTTGGAGCGCCACCGTTTTCTGTTACTCCGCCGGTACTTGATTGAATAGGGTCAAACGTTGCCCATGTTTGTTTGCCGCCACCTCCGCCAGCCACTTCTAATATTGGTGTAGAACCTCTTCTTATTGATGTAGTTCCGCCGTTGCCGCCGCTAGCACCAAGAGATGTTCCAGAACTGCCGCCGTTTCCAATAATAATATTAATCAGCTCACCTGGCGTTACAGGAATTGTTTCTGCCCATAATGTGCTGCCACCGGCACCGCCGCCGCCAGAGCCAGTATTTGTTATGCCGCTTTGTTGAGATTCTAAATGGCCTGCACCACCGCCGCCGCCTCCTACTAAAAATGCACTCATAGAAGTAACACCAGACGGAACAACCCAAGATTCAGAAGATATAAATGTTTGTGCGCCAGTTGCAGCCGTTTCACTAGTATCGTTAATAGTAATTGAAGGTGAAGTAAAACTATTATCATACGGATCAGTTACAGTAATAACAAATGTTTCAACGCCCTCTGAAACTACATCCTCAGCTAGTGTTATCGGTAACGTATACGCATAGGCACTTCCGTTTACACTTGGTGCAAATGTTCCTGTAATATTTGTAGTAAAATCATTTGCAGTAATATTAGTTCCGGATAATGTATAAGAGTGTATTACTGGAGATGAAGAATATATAATTGCATTTATTGTTTCACCTTCATTTATTGTAAGAGTTGATAGTGAAAATTCAACAGAGGGTTTAATTGTAATGGTAGGACTTGTATAAATTACAAAATCATTATTATCTAAAACAGATATACTAAATGTTTCGTCAGATGTTTCTACGTCTGCAACTGTTTGTATATTAAAATTTCCAACATTTTCTGTTATATAAAACGGATCAGATACAACAGAGGAATTAATAATAGTTATAATGCCGCTCATTCCTAAATGTATTCCGCAAATATAGTATAACGTATTAGGAGCATCTTGAGGAACAACAAAATTTATAGTTCCTGACGCTGTTCCGTTATTGGTTATTCCTGAAGCATATTGTTGACTTGCTCCAGTTACCCTGCTAGTTTTAATGTAAAACGGATGGCCAGTTGCAGATATATTAAAATTATATGTTTTTCCGCGCTGCAATACAATGTTAGGATTATCAAAATTAGTTAATCCGCCGCCGTTAAATGTGTATGATATCGATGCATTATTAATAATATCAAAATTGTATTCGTTTGTATATTCACTAAAATCAAAATTTGTAGTTGAGATATTATTAATTAAATATCTATAAACAGATCCTGATATAACATTTTGTGTATTAATAGATGCACTAATTGATTGGCCGCCTCGGATTACTTGATTACTTAGTGATACGTCGATAGACGGTGCTACATCATTTTCAAGTATAGTTAGAGTTATTGAATTATTTCCAGGTATTGTATAAAGGTCCGATGGGTTATAAATTGTAAGTGTAGCAGTTTTGTCACCTATGTAAGTTGCATTATTATTTGTAGGAATAACAATTAAAGCAGTGTCTTCTTCGGCAGCAAAATTTGTAATACCACTAGTAATTGAAAATCTACTATCACTGTTAGTTAACGACCATGCAAAGGACGGAGTATCACTTAGCGCACTTATTCCGTCAACTGTCCTAAGTCGACTGACAATAACAGTAAACGTTAATCCTTCATCAATTTCGACATTAGCAGTAACAATGCTTAGTTGTTTAATTTCTGTAATGCTATCGTTTACTCGTAATACACAATTTTGATTATTAGGATCGATAGGATATATTTCTGCACTAAGCAATCTTATTGTGTTAAAAGTCGGTTGCTGTAATCCAATTTGAGAATTGATAGGAATAACAATGTTAGTTGTTAATTCGCCGACTGGTACTTGTAAAACTCCAGAGGTTGAAGTAATTCTAGTATCGGAAGTGTTAGTAGTAAATCCCCAATAAAAATTTACAGTCTCTGTAGGAGCAATATTAATACTGTTTTTTCTATATACGCGAGTAACAGGTATTACTGCATTTTCACCTTCGACGGCTTCTACAGCTGATTCAATACTAATTAAACGATAAACGTTATTAATAGTAATAGTACATTGGTTTGTTATTTGGTATCTACTATCTTCAACATTAGTAATCTTTATTATATTATTAATTGAAGCTGCATCAATATTAGTTGCAGACATACTTAATAACACAGTAGCACTATCAGATCCAGTTGGTATAGTAGTAGTACCGCTAGCACTGTTCCACCTAGTGTCAGGAGTAGAAATTCCGTCTGCTGCATATATGGTCCAAGATACGTTAACGCTTCTTGTTAGATCAGATAATGCATTTCTTGTAGAGATGCGTCGTATTGTTAAAGAAACATTATTACCTTCATCTATTTCAGCAGTTTCAACTGTAAATCCAATTTCTTTAATTGGCGGATTTGGATTGCTTAATATTGCTAAATTTATACTATTAGTTTGTACGGTATAAGAATCAGTAACTGCACTCAATAAAAAGCTAAAATTTCCAGTGTTACTGCCTATGTCAGTCCCTTCAGGATCGTCGACTACTGGAATAATAATCGGAATTTCACCTTCGTTTGGTTGGAATTGTACAGCACGTTCTTGGCCTATTGCTGTACTATCAACTGTTTGAGGCACTGTACCAAGAAGTCTATATTTTATAATAGGAGTATCTTTAGTAAAGTTTAGTACTTCGTCTTGATTGACTAATTGTATATCGTCATTATTAGTAGCAAGTACAGGATCATTACTGTAGCTTCTTGAGCCTCCCCAAACTATTCTTACTGCTCCATTACTGCCGGAGTTACCAGGGATACAAGTATCTACTGCATCTCCGGGCCATTTTCTTCCTGCTGCGCCTTGACCAAAGAATCCACTTGTATTTGTAAAATAAACACCATATGGATAATATGCTGTTCCCCCTACTGATCCATTAGATCCCCTTTCACCGTTAGCGTCTGTTCCACCGGTGCCATTTTGTCCTATTTGCCATAGTCCAGTGCCGCCACCGCATTGACGATATCCGCCGCCCCCTGCGCCACCTACACCTGCTTGTCCGTAATTTTCAATAACAATATTACCGGCGTCAAGTGTTGACCTAGGACCAGCAGCTCCGCCGTTCCCCGTGTATCCGCCTGCGCCACCACCACCACCAGGGTAACCGGAGCCAATGTTACCGTTAGATTCGGTAACCCGTACAATGCCGCCGCCTGCTCCGCCGTTACCTCCACCAGTAGCAATATTATTGCCGTCTACGCTATATACGCCGCCAGTTGATAAGTTACTGTACGAAGTAAGGTCGCCGCTGCTGGCCCCGCCACCGCCGCCTGCTGATAGAAATGCACAATTATTTCCTACATGACAAACATAGGTAGTTCCGCCTGTGCCACCGGTTACAAGTCCAGTTGCGCCTTGGCCGCCTGCGCCCACTTCTATTTTTATGCTATCACCTGGTGTAACAATTGCAGTTGACCATGCTGTTGCGCCGCCAGCTCCGCCCTTGCCCCAAAATCCAAATTGTGTTCCGTAGGAGCCGCCGCCGGCACCGCCGCCGCCAATTCCTGCCATGCTAATTTGTGAAACACCCAACGGAACAGTCCAATTATATATGCCTGGTGTAGTGTATGCAACTTGTCCTTGGGCAGAAAGACCTGCAATTTCAAATGTTTTAATTATAGGAATTTCAAAATTCTGTGCAGCATTATCATACACTGATGTTACTGCACTAGGAGTATTGATAGTAACTGTTTTTGTTTGTGTTACTCCGAACGGCAATGCAGGTAAAATTCTAAATCTATTACTATATGCAATAATATCTGCCGATAGACTTGCTGTTATTTTATAATAAGTTGTAATATAATCAGTGTCAGCTTCGATATTGATAATTGTTAAGTAATCTCCAGTTCCAGTTGGGCCGTAATCTTGAAAAGATATAGCAGGTATGTTGATAATACTACCTCCATTATCTTGTACTATACTAAACGTTACATTTTTTTTGCTGGATAGGACCCCGTATTGCACTGTTGCGTTAAACGGACAGACAATATCGCTTACAGAAGTTTCAAATTCTATATTAGTTGAGCTACTACTAGCTGCAAGAATTGCTACTATTCCAATATCAGACATTTACATTATCCAAAATTTTGCCCTGATACAAATCCATACCAGCCTGCGCCGCCATTAATACTTACTAGTGATAAAATATCTGTTCCGCTAGTTGTGAGTACCGGTGCCGATCCTTGTGCCCACAATATTGAATTTGGCCAACTAACATCAAAATTAGCTGCATTGTTTATTATAAGAGTAACTGTGCTTCCAGCAGCTGATACATTATTAAGTTGAACAGTTGAAATATTACTAACTAAGCTAATTACAAATACATTTGATTGAGCTAAATCTAATGCTAGTGTTGTTCCAACTGTAGTAACCAGTGTAGCTGGTTCATTACCGGCACCTTTAACTTTAATAACTCCAAACATGGCAGTGCGTACTCCGCTTTGGTATTTGTATGTTCCTGCTGCACTAGGAGGAACTTGCCAGTATAAACTTCCAGAAGTCTTACCTTGTGCCAAAGCCCCAGTTAATACATTACCTTGGTTATCAACATGTATTAATCCTTCATTATAATCAAGATCGGTAATTGTTTTTATTCTTACTGGATCACTAGCAACTGATAAATCAAATCTAATAGTAGTTCCTGCAAATGCTGTAATTGCAGGATTGTTCGGGTTAGATGGAATATTAGAAAGTTTATAATCAGTACCAACATTTGTAATTTCATATGTTGCTGCGCAAGGATATGCTATTTGTCTATATTTTAATGCTGTGTTTACAAAGAATGTTCCATTGTATGCTAACATATCGCCGGCTTCGATACTTGACAGACTAACGTCTGTTAAACCTGCTAATGACGAAGATCCGCTACCGCCAGCGCCGCTACTGAGCGACCGTGCTTTCCATAGATTTTTTGTCTGTACATAGGTATACAGTGTATTTGCTGCTATGAATTCTTGCCCATCAGCTGGACTATTTGGAAAGTTAATTGCTGCCATGTTGTGTTTGTCTCCTATTGTATTTATTCGTCAGCTGTTCGTGTAGTAGGAAACTGTCGTTGGTCGCCCGGCCAAATAATACGTACAGCCCCCGCCATTCCGTTTCCTAATGGGCCAGTATTCAAACCCGTTCCAAATGTATCCCCAGTACCGCCGCCTCCAGCATATACTTCCGCCCCAGTAGAATTAGGTATCGCCACGCCCGCCCCCCGTTCTCGATTTGTCGCTGCCCTGAAGGCCTTTCCAGGGGTCCCTGCTGAAGTATAAGTACCTGATCCTCCTCCTGTAGTACCAAACCAAACAGTACCACCAGTACCTCCTTGAGTACCAGAAAGAATCACATAGTTATTTGTTATACTTGTACCCCCGTCATACGCAGCACCTGTAGCGCCCGAAGGATAATTGATACTCGCCGAGCCTCCTGCCCCGCCATTACCTGTCTTATATATAGTGCAACTGCCATTAGAAGTGTTGTACCCTCTGGTTGTAACTAGGCCACCAGAACCTCCGCCTGCTGATAAAATCATAGTATTTTCACTATCGTAGAAGATAGAGGCGCCTCCTGGATTTGCTGCTCTACCAAGCCCGGTACTGGTATAGTTTACAAGTGACCCCCCATTTCCTACATCAACACGATAGCTATTTCCGGGAATTACTGTTATATTATTAACATACACTAAAGCACCCCCGCCACCGCCAGTACCCCCATAGTTACTATAGTAAGAATGACCTACGCCACCTCCGCCCCCACCTACCGCAACTACTGATACACTGGTAACTCCTGCCGGTGCAGTCCAAGTAGTAGTTCCAACAGTAGTAAATGACTGTTGTCCTATTTGTACTGGTACAACTTCGGTTTGGTCAGCAGTTAAGGTATTAGGAAATTCTCTTCCTTCGCCCCATATTATTCTTACTCCGCCGGTTCCGCCTGATATTCCGGTTGTTGTGCCGTTAAAATATGCTGTCATTTTACTAGGAGCTCCGCGCCCTGCGGCAGTCATTCCGGTAGACCAACTACCGTTTCCACCTGCTCCTGCTGCGCCACCCAGTCCCGAAGTGTACGTCCATAGCCCACCGCCGCCACTTGCACCTTGTCCCTGTAATCCAACTCCGCCGCCGTACCCTCCAGTCTGACTAAATCCGCCTTCGTTATTTCCCGAACTGTAGTCGTCACCTGAGCCGCCACCGCCGCCGCCACCTTGCCCTGCTGTTCCAGAATTTCCGCCGCCTGCGCCGCCAGTTAATGAAGTATAACCACCAGCGCCAGCGCCTCCGCCAGCATCATAGCCACCACCACCACCAAATGTAGCGGCGCCTCCGCCAGTAGTAAGGAGGTTGTCAGGATTTGAAAATAGAGGTGGACCACTGCCGCCGCTGCCACTGCCGGACCCGCCTGCGCCGCCTCTGGCAGTTATTCCGTAATTAGTAGCTCCACCAGTAAAAAATGAACTTGTTCCGCCACTACCGCCTGCGTCAGCACGAGATCCTGATTGAGTTGGACTTGATGCTCCGGTGCCGCCTGCGCCTACTATTACAGTATATGTTTGTCCCGGAGTAACTGGAATGTCATTCATCCATCCTAGAGCGCCACCTCCACCACCATAACCAGTTCGCGTGTTACCATTAATATCGCCTCTAGTCATTGCTCCAGCGCCGCCTGCGCCAACTGCAACAACACAAACTGAAGTAACTCCAATAGGAGCTGTCCAGCTAAATGTTCCTGCTGTAGAAAATTCAGCTTGTCCTACGGCACCTAGTATGTCTACAGGAGTTAAACTATTATCTTCAATAGTAAATGCTATACTAGGTATTCCTGTACTAGGTATTACTGTACTGTTGCCTACGCTGTCGGTTGCTGCAAGAGTAAAGGTTGCAGTTTCTACGCCTTCAGTAGTTCCATCTGCTACTAATTCAGTTACTACTGTCGCAGCATTTTCTAGTATAATTGCTGTTCCAGTCAGTTCGGAATATATATCGTCAGCGGTGATTCCGGACCAAGTATAGTTTACAGTTGTACTGTTAGGTATATTAACTGTATTAATATATACAGTCATAGCACCGTTTTCATTTACAATACCGTCAATTGGTCCCCTAGCTAATGAGTACAATACAGGTCCAGCATACCCACTACTTTCTACCAGCTGTCGCCATTCAGTAGTTCCGTATTTTATATAAAATCTATTTATAGCTTCTACTAAAGCAATTGTACCAATTGCCGCTCCAGCCGGCAGCTCTACATCAGTAGGATACGATAATATTTCGTTTGTTGTTAATGATTTTTTAGATGAATATCTACTCATAATAATTTCTCACTTATGGTACCTCGGGAATAATTGTTTCAATTTTCCCCCATTCTGTTCCGTCCCAAATATATATTTCGCCGTCAATAGTCGATGTACTTCCTACAGGGACTCCTTCAGTTGGTAAATTTTCTGAGTATTCTTTTTTAAATGATTTAATAGCTGAATAAGTTGTCATATTACTGCCTCGGATTTACTAATGTTGTACCAACCTGAGTGCTATCAACATAAAATTTAGCCTCTGTCCATGAACGGAAATACGCTTTATCAGCTGTAGCAGTTGGATAAGTTGGTTGTGGAATACTATTTTGATTGGTTGAAGTAACTGTCCACCAGACAGTTCCCGGGCATCGAATTGCTAGATAATATCCCATATTTTCTTGTAAATTAACTTGAGCTGTACAAGTAACCTGTGTACTGCCGCTGCCGCCTGAAACCGGAACATTCATTCGATAAAATTCTGTGCCATTATTATACCAACGTATAGTACGGATCTGATTACCAGTATAGTTGTTTATCCAATTAAACACAGCAGTTCTAACTGCTTGTGC